TTGCCTGTCTCGTAATTGACCAGTTCGGTGCCGTCGCTTGAAGTGAACTTTCCAGAGCGATTGAAAATGAACGCATAGCTGTTGATGACATGATCGGGCCGGAAGTGCCCGTCGTCAATCTCCGCTTGGGTTAGCTCCGGTTGATGGTACGGCGTCACGCTTTCCGGATAATTCAACGCAAATCGCAGGATATAATCGCCATCCTCGTTGCGTTCCTCGGGCAGTTCAGCCTTCGAGGTGAAAATCACATCCCAGTCCAGGCTGTTGCCGAGATACCATTCGTGGTGTTCACTAGTGAACTTGCCGCTCTGGTTCTTCCGACCGAACTCGGAGGTCAGGAGTTCGCAATCGCGGCCATGCCGCTTGCCGTTTTGGATCTTCCGCTTGTTCGATTGGCTTTCCTCGACGTCCTTCGCGGTCATTTCGAGCCAGCAGCCGGGAAACCGAGGGTGCGGATTGTTCCATTTCTCGCTGCGCACGTGCGGGTGGAACTTTTTGCCCGGCCCGCCGATAAAGACGTCGGCGCGCTCGTCCACCTTTTCCAATCCGTAGATCGGATGGTCGGCATGCTTCGTGAATTTTGGCTTTTTTGGTGCCATTACGTTTCTCGTAAATTGTTCGGATACGGTACACAAGTTGCCGATTGCAGTGAGTTGATGCTATCCTTATTCGCCGATGCAGTAACTTGGTACACGTTTCCTTCAAGGTCTTTGACGCGGTGTGCAGGAGAGAGTCGCGTATCGGTCGATAGTACAGCTTCGTATATTTGCTCGCCGTATCGCCCTCTCTCTTGTTCGCTGTCGTCCGATGAGCTTAGCTCGGTTAGTGACCCAGTTACCCTGGCTATCGTGCTCCATTCTGGCTCTGGTGCCCCGCTTGCATCTTGTACGATTTCCGCCTTCTCAATCTCCAGTATAGTGTCCAGGTTATAGAAGACGTTGAGTTCTCGGCTTACGCACTTCCAGCGGCTCGCTAGTGTGTCATACGAGGCAAGCAGTATTGTGTAGGTTCTGCCATCCTCGTCCCTGATTCTATCGCCTACAAGCGGGCTGCCGTCCTCTGTCTCAAAATGGAACCTTGTGTCCCGTGTTGTGTATAACCCATCGCTCTCGGTAGCTTCTCTTTGCGGTATCGCCCGGCGAAGTGCATAGGTAATCGCCGTCTCTACATCTCTTCCAGCAGAGTCCTTTTTGATAAGCGTTATGGCTCGGCGGTAATCGAAGATATCGAAGTCGCCGGTAACGTCTAGCTCGACCATTGCTCCGCCTTATGTGCATGCCCGTGTTTGGTATTCAAACGGTTCGCCTGCTGCGATTGCTTCGTTCAGCCCTTTAAGCTGCTCTCTTAGCATTTCCAGGTAATCGCCCCACGCGACCGTCTGCCCGTCAATAGAATAGTTCGGCTTTGGGTTCGCGGTTATCGACGCCATCAGCGACGCGATATTGTCTCTTGTAGTTATCAGGTCATCGATATATGTCATGGCGTTACCCTATAAAAAACGGCGAGTGGCCCGTGGAAGAACCACCCGCCGCCACACGGAAACAAAACGAGTAGGTCTAGGCACCAGACTTATCGCACTTGACAACGTAGTACGGGTCCAAAACTGCGGCTGCACCGCGTTCACTGACCTTGTACTGCTGAACGATGTCTTGCTCAAACATCTTTTGTGCGTTCTGCGGAGCCTGCGAGGTAGTGATCCCCCAGTTCTCCATGTAGCCAAACGCCTTACTGAAATCGCCGACGATCCAGGTCTTATCGGCATCGGCCTGCGAAACACCACTTGCCACGAGTCGCTTCTGAACATAAGCAGAAGTTTCCAGGCTGTAAGAGGTGAGGTTGCTCGGCGTGTCGCCAATTGTCGTGATGCTGTTAGTATCTGTATCAACACGAATCTCAGTCGAGTTAAGCACGCGGGTTGCCGTAGCTTCCTTCGCCTGAGCAACGAGCATAGTCATCTTCTCGATCATGATAGGTTCGCCGGTGAACGGGTCCGTCATGCCGTTGAAGAGTTGCTGAACCACGTCGATGTCGGTGTAGTCCAGAAGCTCATTATTGTTGGCGTAGTTGGCAGGCACCAATCCAGTAGCAGCAGTATTGTACGTGTTGTATTCCGTACCCTGCCGCTTGTAGTTGTTGGTGATACCAAGAATCAGATCCATCAACCGCTTCTCTTTGTTGATGCCCATCGTCTCGCCGACAGCCGATGCACGTTGCAGGATCAGGTTTGTTCGGTCGAAGTAGATCGCTTCGAGTGTAACCGGAACGATGAAACCACGCTTGACAGTCTCTGGCGTCTCGATGTAATCCTCGCCGTAACCGTAGTTCGGGTAAGGGTCACCTTCGTTGACGATGAAGTCGTCGCCTTGGTCGGACAACTGCTGCATTCCAGGGATCTTCTCGCCGGAGAGCGTAGTCGAAATGGTCGGCACCAATCGCGTAGCAATACGTGCCTCGCTCTCGTAAGCATCGAGGATTGCCGTATAGACGATCTGACCGGTGATGTTCGAGAACGACGTGCTGTCTACACCGTCACCCGATTCGAGAATGCGGCCCATCTTGACGTACCGGTCAGGGTCGTCGTGATCGGGATAGCACAGCTCGACAAACTCACGGCCCATAAAGGCTTCGGCAAGCTTGCGGATCTTGAAGTCACGCGGCTGGAAATGCTTCTTCTTAAAGCACTCCTTAATCCGATTGGTGAACGTCGGTCGGTCTAAGCCTTCCGACATTCGCTTCAACTCTTTATAGTTAATAGCCATTTGCGTTAGCTCCTTATGTTAGCTGCCCGACGCAATGGCTTGCGGGCCATCGTCGATCAAGGTGGATTTGATTTCGACCCATACGGTGGTGTCCGCCGACGTGCGTTCTTTGTGTACTCGCCCGACAGCAAGCTTTGGAGACGTGGAAGCGACAGCGATTACCTTTTGATCTTCGAGTGCCGTCCCAGCAGAATCCTCAGCAACACCAACACGGTCACCGATGGAGAACGTAGCAGATGCACAGTCCATCTCATAAACGCCGCCAGTGCTCACGCGAATGTCGGTAGTCTCGCCGGCAAGCGAACGCTGGGACGCAACGCCGACAAAGTTCGTGGTGAAAAGCTCCTGATTGCCCGCAAGGCTCCCCTGGTCCGCTTGTGCCGATGCCGGTTTCGCCTGCTTCAGAGTCGGGTCTTGATAGATCAAGTCGCCGACATTGATGACGGTAGCAGATGCCACCCTCATGATGACAGGGTTCGTATCACCCTTACGCCATCGCATATTATCAGTAATGTTCTGAGCCATTTGTATGCTCCTTATTGGTTAGTTTGTTACAAAGCTTGCAAACTCGTCGACGGTCACTTCTTTGATCTCGTTGCCGTCGTCATTGCCTTTACCCTTACTGGTAGGCGTCTGCTGATTCTCGTTACGCTTCGCAGCCTTTACGACTTCCGCACGCTCGGTAATCAACGCCTTAGCAGCGTCAAGGTCTTCCGTCGAATAGGCTACTTCCAGCAGCTTTTCACCGACAGTCTCCTTGGTCAGGCCAGCATCGAGCACCATCTTGTCGATAGTCTCCATGTGGACTTTGCTTTCTGCTTCAGCTTCCAGCCTTGCAACCTTCGCTTGCAGTTCTGCGTTTTCGTTCTTCAGAGGCGTCTCAATCGCCTCTACGAGGTCTTCACGTTCTTTACGAAGCTCTTGCTCCGTTACCTTTTCGAGGCTCATGGTATCATCCTCATCTTGGTTATTGGGATTGCTAGTATGGTAATCAGCCTGCTCGAACAGACTGTTAGTTGTTGCCGGATTGGCTACTAGATCAACTGATTCGACAGCGGTAATCTCTTCAACAATCACCGTCTTTCCTTCTCGTGTAGAGTGTCCCATGACAGCATGAGACATGCCGACAGATTGACGCTTGCTTTCTGCGTCTTCAAGGATCTGCTCATAGAGAGGGTGAGCTTGCTTTAGATGCAAGTCACCGTGCAAGCCCTCAGAAGAGGCGACTACGTTTCGCACGTCGGCGATATGGTCCCTGTAGTCACGAGGGCTATTGTCAAGAGAGTGGTTTACAAAAACAGACACGCCTTCATAAAGAGGACGTGCCTTGGCGAGAACGGACTCTGGATAAGTTCGTCCATTCCGTGAGGTTGTACCAGCAAGCTTAACGCCGTGGATTACGCCAGCTTCTCGGTCAACGCTCGTTACTGTGAAATCCGATGATTCGCGTAGGAGTTCCGGATTCTGCGTTCTCGGCATTTAGCTCCGTTATTTGGCTCATCTCGGCGGACAGACGCTTCTGCTTCATCAGCAGTCTACGCTTCTCCTGGGCCGCTGCGATCTTCGCTTCCTCGGCCTTGATCTGAGCTTCAACCTCTTCCACGGTTGGGATAGTTCTTTTGGACATTTCTTGTCTCCTAGTTTCGCGTGTGTATATTGATTATGACAATCAGAATCATTATGTCAATGGCAATCTTGGGGGTTTTTTGTGGTGGTGACGCTTTTAGGGGGTTACGACTCGGCTGCAAACTGTGCCTGTATCTCTCTTCTAGCCCTAGCCTGTGCCTGGTTGTAGGTGCCGTAGTTGATTCCCTCTGGCTCATCGATTAGGACAGGTTCAGTCCAGCATAGGCAGTTGGGTCCAAGCGGTATGCCTGGAAATACCTCTCCTGCAAACTCTCCATCCTCCGCTACATAGTTCCCGTCACCTGTCCGCATGTAGTTAGTGCCGTGCCTGCCTGCGTGATCTACCCGCGTCTGTGGCAATAGAGCCGAGTTCCACAAGTACCCAGTAAACAGGTCAGGCACTTGCTCCCATGTCCTCTCTAGTGCATCCTGGCTAATCCTTACGCCTTCGGTCCTAGCTATACGCTCTGCCTTGTACTTGACGTTCCCAACGTACTTGCGGAGTGCCTTGGAAAGCAGGCCCTTAACATCTGCTACTTTGTCAGCGACTTGCGTGCCCGAAAGGATCGTAGTCAACTCCGCCTGAAACGCCCCCTTATTAGACTCGGTGACAGTGACGATCCGGTCGATAGCCGACTTGCCATCTCTTGCATTTGTACGGGTGACGTAATACTCGATTTCCTCTTTATCTGGTGGCGGAAACTCGGACTGCCGAACGATCTCCTTCGCCTCGTCTCGTGTCACTTGTCCGTTAATGATTCGGTCGTATCCTGGGTAGGCAAGTTCAATCTCTTCTGCCGACAGTTTCGGTATCTTGCCACCAACCGTCTGCGTTTTCGGTCTGACATAAGTTGGCTTCCTCCTAATCTTCTGACGCTGACTGGCTTGGACCACTTCATTCAATCCGCTCCTTTCGCGTTGTAGTTTCGGGATACCTCGGACAATCCATACGCCGATAGGGTAAGCATCTACTGCCTGCCTGCTGGTGTTCTCGCCCGAAGCTATTAGGATACTTGTTAAGCCTACCTTGTAGATACGTTGCACTCGCCGAATGTATTTAGGGTGCTCTTCTTCGACGATGTCAACCGCACGTCCCGCAGTGGTTGTTGGTGTGATCCTACGCCTCAGATTGGCGGCCAATTGACGTGCTGCATCATCGATCTCTGAGAACATTGCACGAATGCCCTTAGATGCGATAACTAGGCGTCTTGTTTGGCGTAGGTCATTGTTTGCCACGTGCTAGTTTCCTGCGTAGGTATGAGCATACACGCTTACCGTAGTGTGCCCACGGCTTCTGTATCTCCCATAGAAGAGGAAGCATTGCTACTCGTAGTTCGTGAGCGGTTGTTCTATGTGCCATTACTTTGGTTTCTTTAGCTTCTTTCGCGGGCGGTCTATGCGGATTGTGTAGTGCGTGATTACTGGAACCTCATACCAATTAGTCCTTGCTACGCCTCTGACTGCCCGATTACCAAGTAAACGTGACTGGCAAATTGCTTTAGCTGCCAGCGCCCTACTGATTGGCATGTTGTTCACGTAATGCAAGTGGTCCTCTCTTGGCATGCCTCCAAGCAGCCTAATCAACCATTTCCTTAGTCCCATCGTTTGCCTCCTGTGTGTTAAGGGCGATTTAATTGCAAGCGTCATTGTCCATGCGTCTTAGCCCATCTACGATTAGTGGGATATCGCCTTCGTGGTCCCGGTACACCAGGAGTGCGGTTAGGAGCGTTGACTTCTGGTTATATCCTGGCCTGCCGTCTTCCATTGCGGCAGTCAAGACAGCACAAGCCGTTACCAGGTCTTTATCGCTTGGGCTTTGTTCTTGCTTTATTTGGTCGAACTTAGCGATGCCTTTTGGCGTTAAGCTAAACCCTCCGTAATCTACAAAGCCTTCCTCTCGCATGTCGTGCAACGCACCGAACACCCAGCACATAACGTTTCTCATTTCCATGTAAGTTCTCCTGTGTGTTAACCAAACGGATTATCCTCGTCCTCACCAGCACCTTCCGGCACCAGATTCATCTTTTCGTCCATGTACTTGATCTGCCTGTCTGCTTCCTTCGCCGGGTCCAGGTTAGCACGCTCGCTCATCGTCGGTACGCTCATGGCACCAGTGTCTACTAGGATCTGATCGGCCTCGGTGTCTGCCTTGCGGTCACGTACCTGCGTCAACGGTGGTGTAATCGTGATGTCTACTAACTCCAGGTCATTCGATGCTAGCTCGTCTATCTCGACTTTCATGTCTAGCATCATGTCGATAAGTTTCTGGTCCCACTTAATCATCTGTGCCTGTTGCCGCTCGAAGTTCTTTACTGCCGGGCCTTCGCTGACAAGAGTAGAGGAGTAGTTTGAGTTTGAGCTATCCGCCGATACCATGTACTCCGGCATGATAACACGACTTGCCGCTGCTCGTAGCTCGTTCTGCTGTACGCCCTTGTACGAGTCCGCTGCAATAGACTGGGCTGGAAACTCATAATCAACTGAGCTGGAAGCGTCCAAGATAGTTCCAGCACCGTACTTTTTAACATAGGTCGTCTTGCCGGTATTGTCGTTCGTTACCGAAGCGTCGGCCTGATCGTCGCGGAAAGCCTTAGCAATGCCGCTGCTCGACGTGTGCTTACGAATCAACGCGATGGCCGTTTGTATCTCGCTCAACGTGGAGCTATTACGCAACAGCTTATCCGCACGCGATAGGTTTTTAATGATCGACCAGTATAGGGCAATACCACGCACCGTGCCGAAGTCAACGCCGCGTTTTCGATGCTGCACCTCTTTGGCTTCGACAAACTCACCATCTACCCAGTAGCCTTCTACAGATTCCACGTCTCCGGCAGTGTATTGCACACCCATCGAGATGTTGCTCTGCCCGGATCGACTAGATGGTGTATAGACCTGCTCCGGCTCGATGTACCGCAGGACAAGCGTGCTGCCTTGGCGTACAATCCGAATAAACACTTCGCCATCACGGTCAAGACGCTCTTGGTTGTTCTGTTGCCGGTTCTCCCAATTGTTGGTCGTACGGAACTCATCGAGAGCAATACGGACTGCATCAGCAGCAGCAATGGCAGTAGGGTCATCGCTAACTGGGTTCACGTCATACTGATGCCCCGCACCGACGATATAACTGACTCGGTTATCCTGGATATTCTGAGCCCAGGGGTTATGCAATAACAGCTTGCGTGAAGACTCACGTACCCTGTCATACCACTGCTTATTCATGCAATGGGTCTTGCCGTTATGTGTAGACGTGTCGGAGATGATGTCCCACTTCTCACCAGTCTCTGGGTCGATAAGGTCCTCGCAGCGGTCCACCAGATTACCAGCAACGCTATAGATAGCCTCTTGAATAGCGTTCTGCTTACGGTAGTTGGCAAGCTGCATCTCTTTGATCTGTTGACGCCTGCTTGTATCTTGCTGTTGTTCCGTGTGTTTTGAACCCCAGCTAAACCACTTCATTTTATTGCTCCTTAACCAGCACCAATGGCCGACAGCAGATTACCGCCAAGCCCGTCATCTATTGTACCGCCGCATAGGTCGTTGTAAAGACTAATCCCCATCTCAAGTGCATCCGGCCCGTCGTCGTGATCGGATAGCGGGAACTCTTCTAACTGCTTAACGAGTATCCTACCGCCGTTTGTGTCCTTAATTCGCAGCATGTCTTGAGTCACATAAGGAGCCAGCCGACGTATCCGCGTTTCCTTCTGTACCGAGTGGTTCACCTTGTAGATAGGTGGGCGTCCGTAGCGGTTCTCCGCACAGTACTGCACCACCAAATCCGCGAATAGGTCTTGGAACATATTAGACTCTAGAGCAAATCCAGTGGGAGCAAACAGGTCATTAGCCGCCACAATATCCTTCGTTAAAACAGTCGTGTCGCGGTTGTTGAACATGTCGCACTCTATATAGATCCTACCATCTTCTAGCCCTCTGCCGATCTTGCACAGTGCCGAATAATCGCTGTACTTATCTCCCTTGCCCTTCGACGGGTCAAGGCTACAGACACGCACGTTATCGAGCTTCGGCCACTTGTCAAACCAGATATGCGTCCCAAAGCACTCGGGTGGCCACTCGGCGACAATGGCCCTCTTCGGGTCGCCTTGGTACAATGCAGCGAATGTATTTGCTGATGAGCGTTCTATTACCCTCAGTTCCTTCTCATTGCGGAACGATGGCCAGAGGGCTTCTCCCGGCTTCCGTGGGTCTTCTGGATGCCCGTGTGCTTCCTTGATCGCGGGTAGGTTGAGCACGTACCATTGATCGGCCTCCCCGTCCTTGTCGGCAATGTCGAGTACCCTGCCTATCAGGTCATCCGGGTGCCACCGCGTCATCATCATCAATAGTCGGGCTTCTCGCTGCGTCTTGTCTTCTGCTGACTTCCGCCACTTGTTTAGTCGCGTGCGGAACTCGCTCTTGTACCACTCATGGACCCTGTTGCGGTAGACCGTCGAATACGCCTCCTGAGCCCCCTTGATGGCATCGTCGATGATTCCCAGATGGAAGCCACGTCCTGAGATACCGCCGCCTACACCTTGGCAGAAATACGAGCCTTTAGCGTTCAATAGCTCAAACGTCTCACTATTCTTTAGCATCGTCCCCTTGGTGCTGCTCCTGATGCGTTTAGACGGAAGACGAGAGCCAGGGAATAGTTCACGATAGGCATCCGATTCCATGATCCGCTGAACGTCCCTGTTAAGCGTTGTGGCCAGAGTAGCGTTGTAGGAACAGGCCATCACCTTAGTATCAGGATAACGGCCTAGAGCGTAAGCAGGGAGCCTCCTAGAAGCGTGCTCTGTCTTTCCGTGCTGTGGAGGCATGGAGATGATTAGGCGTGTAATATCACCCTCTACGAACTGGTCTAGAACCTTACAAATAAGCTCATGATACCAGTGCGGATTGTAGTCTGGAAAGGTGTATCTTGTGAAATGCAAAAGAGAACGCCGGGCTAGTTCCTTCTTCAACTCCCTGGCGAGGTGGCGACGAAACTCAAGATCGAATGCCTGGGTAATCATAAGATAAAAATCCAACTCCCGTTGCCGTGTGTGGTGTTCCGGCTAGCGTCCTGCTCGGGAGTTGGTGAGTCTAGAGACTATCTTGTAAGCTGCCACTCCCTGTACTGTTAGAGGGCTGAGTATTGCCCATATAAAGCCTCTCGGTGTGTCATCTTGATAAAGAACCATTTGA